TACCGCCTGCTGCGTTGTTGCGATACCGCTCAGACAGGTTCACGGTAATGTAATCAGGTTCAACAGCCCATCGGGTAAACTTCAGCGCAGGGCCGGGCCGCAATTCAGGGTATACCGCCATAATCCACCGGCGAATATCGTAGGCCGCAAGATTGATGCGGGCCTCTCGGAACAGGTCAAGGTCATAATCGAACTCCTCACCTTCCCAGACCTTACAGGCTATACCAAGATGTTCCACTAATGGAATAAGCATTTGGCAGGTTGCCTCGTTCAGCATCACCGAGCCGCCCGGATGGTGCAGACCTGCTGCGTATTGCGCGGGACGGTTCGGGTTCAGATACAGGGTATGTTCGCCAGGTATCGCCGCGATGGTGGGCAAGATGTAAATGATGTCTCCGGCGTTGCCGCTGTGCTTAAATTCCATAGAGGTTTTCTAACTGTCGCATTGCATCCACCTTGCAGCTTGGGCAGGTGGTAAGTTTTCGATTCAGGCAGACGAAGGCAAGCCGGGTAATTGCCGCGTTTTCATCCGCCGTAAATGTCCACGCAAGGGTGCGCTTGTACTGCTGCCACTTTGGCAGGAGTGCCGCGAATTCCGCCCGCTGCTCTTCGCTCATCGGTACAGGGTCTTTGAAAAGAATCTTGCAAGTATGGGCGCAATACCGGCGTAAATCGGATTGACCTGCAGAAACATCAGCGCAATAATGCTAATCCAAAACGACAGGCATTCCGGGCAGGCAAGGACAAAGTATCCGCCGAACACACCATCAGGCCGCTGCTGATTGTTCAGCGCGAAAGGCACGGATGCGCCGGCGATGGAAACGAGAGTAAGGAAAATGTCAATGGTCATCATTGCAAATTTAGGTAATATTTTGAATTGCCTTGAATATCTGATAAACCACCTGCGGCACTACGGCGTTTCCGTAGGCTTTGATTGATTCGTTTCGCCACTTTGAAAAGGTAATTCCGTCCAGTTCGCGGGAAAGCCCATCATCTCCGCCACAAACCGGGGGTTGAGTTGGGAATTTGTCCCAGTTGCCTGATACCCCGCTTCTTTCATGTAACAGGTCAATCCGACCTGTTTCCCCAAAGCTATTCTCCTCTGAACGGATGGGTCGCTTATTTTCCCCCTGTCGCGGTTGTCCTCTGCACTCGGTGTCGGCAGTAAGCCCATGTTCACCGCCCGTGCCAATGTCACCGAGTGCATCGAGCCTTCCTTCACTTGCGTACTTTTCATGTTCGCGGTTGCGCCTGTGCTGTCCATTGCCGTCGGTGTTGGTAGTAAGCCCCTCTGATAAACAAACCCCGTCTGCACTTCCTGTGCTAACGTTCCGCTGTTTCCAAACACCTGTTCTTTCTTGCTCAGGTTCTCCGTGTGTGCATCCGCCGCGCATGGTGTTTTTAGCAACAAAAAAAACCCTGTCTCTTCCGTGCGGGGCATTGACCGCCGCCGCAGGTATAACCACGGCCTGGACTTCGTAACCCGCAGACTCCAGGTCAGAATGCACTTCGTCGAATACCAGCCCTTCATTCCAATTAGTGAGTCCAAGAACATTTTCCCCCACGACGTACTTTGGGGCAATCTCGCGTATTGCTCTAAGCATCTCTGGCCATAGATGGCGTTCATCTTCTTTTCCAAGCCGCTTTCCGGCCATGCTGTAGGGTTGGCAGGGAAATCCTCCCGTGAGGATGTCAATGTCTCCTCTGTGAATAGTGAAATCTGTTTGTGTGATGTCATGGTATTGAATAGCCTGAGGCCAATAGTGATGTAAAACTTTTTGTCCGAATGAGTTCCACTCGCAATGGAATACGTTTTCCCAGCCCATCCATTCGGCTGCAAGATCGAAGCCGCCAATTCCCGAAAATAGTGAACCGTGTCTCATTTTCAAAACAGGTTTGTAGGATTTCGCAGCTTGTAACTGGCAAGGCCCGGAACAAAGGTCACCGGGATGACCACGTTGGCCACGCCGTTCCGGTTCTTCGCAATCAGCAATTCTGCCGCCTCTTCCTGTGTCTTGGTCATCATCTCCTGCCCCTGCTCATAGTAGGCCGGGCGGAAGGGGAACAGCACGATATCCGCATCCTGTTCAATCGCGCCGGATTCGCGAAGGTCTGATAGCATAGGTCGCTTATCAGCCCGCTTTTCGCTTTCCCGGTTAAGCTGGGCCAGCATGATGAAGGTTACCCCGCATTCTTTCGCAATCTGTTTGGCGGTTTTGGAAATGTGCGCAACCTGCTGTTCTCGGATTTGTTTTGAGTCCGTAGGGGTAACCAGTCCGAGATAGTCGCAAACCACACAGGTGATGCCGTGCTTTTGCTTCATGGTCTTCACCCTCGCCCGGATTTTTTCGATGGTGGTATGGGGTGTATCCTCAAACCATACCGGCAGGCTATCGGCCTCGTCCGTGTAGCTGAGCATCTTGCGAATTTCGGCCTCTCCTAAATTGCCCTTGCGTAACTGATACGATGCGATACCGGTTTCCCCTGAGATTATCCGCTGTGCCAATGCGCTGTTTTCCATTTCCAGCGAAAACATGATGCCCTTACCACCGGCGCGGCAATGGCTTTGAAGGAGTGCGACGGCCATAGCTGTTTTACCCATGCCCGGTCTTCCTGCCAACACCCACAATTCACCGGCCGGCATTCCATTCGTAACCCGGTCTAACTCAAACCAACCGGTCGGAAGGTTGAGCGGTGCTTCCCCTGCATTGCTGATGCGCTGAACTTCTTTCGATACCATCCGGCCAAGTGCTACCGGATCGCGTGACAGGTTGTTTACGAAGGCATCAATTTCGGCCTGTGCCTGATCAGCCAGCTTGAACGGGTCGCTGCCTTCGGTCATGGCCTCTCTGTGTAGCTGAGTGCCGAGGTTGGCAATCTTCCTCAGCCCGAACAGCTGGTACAGAAACTTGATGTGCGTGTCGATGTTTGCGCCGCTGTGGATGCCGGCTGCTATCGTTCCAATGTCCAGCGGTGTTGCGAGATACTTGTTTTGCTTACAGTAGCGGGCCACGGTGCTGATGTCGATTTGCATTCGCTCTGCGTACATCTCGCACATTGCTTTGCAGATGTCTTGGTTAATGGGGTCGAAAAAGTATTCCGGGCGCAATTCGCTGATGAAGTGCTGTTTGTTGCCTTCAATCAGCAATGCGCCCAATACATTGCGCTCTATGTCGCGGTCTTGTGGTGGTGGCTGTATGTTCATAGGTCGGTGTCTGCTGTAATGATGCGGCGGTTAATTAGCGGCTTAACGTTTTGTATCTGCTCGTCTTCCCATCGCCGCTTGTTCAGGTAGCTTGCAGGGTGTGGAATGAATTGCGGTTCTTTGCCTTGGCAAAAAACAGGAACGTGCCAAAGAATTTTTTCTACTTCGCTCGGCTTAATTTTTTTGAAAGCTTTAACGGCATCGGCTTTTGATTCCTTGCGCGGATAGATATTCCAGAACTTCAAAAAATCCTCACTAATGTCTTTACTGTTTTCTTTTGTTTTAACTGTTTTATTATGCTGAATCTGCGTTGGTAGTTGCTTCGAATCTGCTTTAGTATCTGCTTCAATAGTTGCTTTAGTAAAATCTACCAAAGCAATAACGTTTGAAGTGTGCTGATTCTTTGCCCTTTCAACAATCTGAATAAGCCCGAATCGTTCCAAATCTTCCAAAGCCTGAATATAGGTTTTGTAACTGGTTGTTCCCATCATTTCCAAAGTGTATCCGGTGGGTATACCGAATGTAGGTTTCCACATAAGCGCGTTTGCGCGGTTCAGAATGTAGAAATAAAGCGCATGGTGAAAAGGTTTTGCGCCATTGTCTGGGGCTTTTGCCCAATAGTTGCGGCTTAGCTCAAATATGTCCATGAAAAGTAAAACGCCCCACAGGTTCGCCGTGTGACACCGCCCCAAGAGTGAGGGCGCACGGGTACTGCTGTGGAGCGTTTACTGGGGTTGTTCTTCATATCTCTTTAGATTCGGACTGGGTGTCAATCAGCGGCTTCCGAACTTGTTACAAATATACTACGCGCCTGCGACAAATCCGAGGTAAGGTGAAAATAATTTCACGCGCATTTCCGGGTCTTCAGCGGCCGGAACGCGGCCTGTCAGGTTGCGCTCAATGGTGTCTACAACGGTCTTGAAAGACTTATAGCGCATCTCGTTTTCTATCGCAGTCACGCCGTGAATAACCGTTGAATGGTCTCTGCCCCCTGCATACTGCCCGATCTCGCGCAGGCTGGCCATCGTTTGCTTCCGTGCGAAGTAGAAGAACAGTTGCCGCGCCCGTGCGAATTGCCTGTGCCTGCTGCGCCTGCTGACCACATCCAAGGAGCAGTCCAATGTTTCCGCAATCGTGTGCCATATCGCATCCAACTGGTCAGAGAATATCAGTTCTTCATGCGCGAAAATGCGCGGCCTGTCTGCGATAGGTTCTTTCTCCGAATCGGCCTTATACGGCTGAGGTTTGGCGTTCTTGTTCATCTTTGGTTTGGCGGTTTAAAATCTTCATTGCATGGTTAAATTTCCGGTCATCGACAAAGTCCCAAAACTGCGCGCCTTCGGGGGTGCGCTTCCAATCGAAAGCGCACCACAGGGATTGAACGTCATTGGCCTCTGCTTCAGGAAAGCCGTATTCTTTTCGGCGAAGGAAAGCCAGGTGTTTAAAGACGGCTGGAAGGTTATTGATTTGCATCTATGGCGTTTGCTGTTAATCCAAATCCTGTCACACGCAATGCTTCGCGCATGGTTTTGTTGATCTTGAAATCTTTGCCGAGGTGGGCTAATGCCTTCTTAACTTCCTCTTCGCCCTTGCCCTTAACGTGTTCCATAGCCTTCAGCCAGCGTTCGTTGTTTCCGTCAATCCACGGCTTGTTATCGTCGGAGTCATTGCCGGCAGGCGGAGCGGGTTTGCTATTTTGAACTGGTGCGGAAGGTGTAGCCGCGTTTGCATCATCGTCTTCCGCCTCAAGGGCAAGAAGGCTCTGCAAGGTATAGCGGCGATAGTAAGTGATTTCGCTTCCGCGCTGTTGGGGCGTGCCGGTCATCGACAGTGGCAGGGCTGATTCGCAAATCAGTTCCATTGTTTCGGAATCGAGAATGCGGGTTACAACCTGTCCTTCCTCAATCGGCTGGATGATGCACAGGCCGTGTTTGTGCAGGACTGGTTTGACATCTGCCAAAATCGTGTTCAGGTCAGCGTAAGTTTTGTTGAAATGAGGGTTGCGCGATTCTTTGGCAACGGGCTTGATTTCCGCCATCGCGGCGGCGAATTTGGTGTGTTTCATATAGGTCTGATATTGGTTTGCTGAATCCATCCGGGAAAGCCTTCAAGGTGATATTCCCAGCTTTGTGTCCGTTTGTTCCATCGTGACTCAACGACGATGGCTTTTATCCGGCTCTGTCCGAAGGTCACAACCTGCCCGGACTTGTACCGCATTTGGCGCGGTCTGCACAGGCGCGATTTGCCTAACAGATCCGCAAGAAGCAGCAGGGTAAAGAATGCGCCCATGCACATAAATATCACTACCCCTGTCATTTCGCGGCCTCCTTCCTGGATTGCGGGCCATATTCTCTGCGATCGTTTGCGAGGTGTAAGGCGTGTTCCAACCGGATCTGTTGGATGCGAATAAAACGCTGCCACCGGGTGAATGAGGTTTCGGTTTTCATATCGCGCCCCCTTCCTGCATTTTGCGGATTACAGCCCATTTAATTTCGGTGAACTGCTCAAGTGTGCAGGGCTCAAGACCTTTCATGTCCTTCAAAACATTGCTGTCGAAGTGGTTGATTTCTTGCTTGTCGAAGCCTTGCCAATCGGCATAATACGTTGCCGTGCCGTCAGGGCGCACAATGTATGCGCGGTTCGGGCCGTGGTTGAAGTATTGTGTTTGGTTTTCCATAGTGGTAATTAATTGATGTACCAATTAAGGCGGCTGTTGTAGCCTGCGAATTGCTCTGCAAGCTCATTCACCTTCTTGGTCAAGAACCATTCGGGAACACAGCCATTCTGAAGCAGGCTCTTGGGAATCCATGCCATGCGCGTTACAGTGCGCTCGGTGTGCAGGCATTCAAAATATACATTGATAGCTACTGCCTTCTCTGATTCACGAATGCTCATAATTGAGCGGAACTTCTCAACCAGAGTGCGCTTGGCCCACGCCCATGCGCTGCGGAGTGCTTCGCTCCATGTCTTGCTCTTACCTGAGCGGAAGCTTGTCCATGCAGCCTTCATAACCTTGCTGCGCATCTGTTGTGTTTTGTTCGTTTCCATGTATCAAAGGTAATACCTTTCACCACATCCGCAATACCCCACGCAAAAAAATTGTGCATTATTTTTGGGTAACTGCGGTAAGTGATTGATTTACAGCGGGAAAGATTTTTACAATTTCCGCAATACCCACACCGCGAATTGCCGCAATGCGATGAACCCAAGCACCCACAATGGCCACCAATACCACCACGGGCGCGGCTGTTCAATCCGATTCGTCACCATCTGCCGGACGTACCGGATAACGGTATCCCCGCATTCGCCCTGCACCCAGATGCTGTCACCAGGCAGGCGCACAATGCGCACCGTAGCGCGTCCGTCTCTGATGGTCACGGTGTCCCGCTCGCGCAATGTCTGCCACCGCAACAGGGTATCAGTTAGGGTGCGTTCGATGGTCACCGAATCGTGAACGTACGCCGTATCCGAGTGCCACAGGTGAGCGCACTTCTTAGCGGCGCGGGCGCATTGCCGTTCTGTGCTGCATCCGATAAGCAGCAGGGCGATGGCTGAGAAGATAAGTAGGCGTTTCAATCTTCACCCCCTTCCATCTCCGCAAGCCACGTCTCATACACATGGGCCTTTCCAAGGTCTTCCATCGGTGACATGGTCTTCTTTCCGGCCCTCATGCGGTACTTGATGACGTTTCCGAGGCAATACCCGCTGAACTGCTCAGGGGTAAGGACGGCACGAATCATGTCCACCACATCCAGACCTTCGCAGACCTTGTAATGTGACGGGCTTGTGATTGCTTCCTCTTCGCGCTCCATGCGGGCGTAATCTTGCAGGGTGATTGAGGGTTTCCGTGCCGCCTGTTCATCCACATCGCACTCAGCGCATTGCTTTGCGCATGGGCCTGCTGTGCTTTCGGAATTTTCGCAATAGAACGGCGGCGGCTCCGGCATCATCCCGGCCCTGCGCAGGTCTTCGATTGATGAGGATGGGATGGGCGGCTGTTGGCCTAAAAATACCTTTACCCAAAAACCCCCTCTTTCAGGCGTGTCCATGTATTCGAACGCATTTTGCAAATTGTCAGTGATACATGGGTTTGTATCGTCTTCTTTACGCCTCAACTCCGCCAAAGCGCGGAGGGGGTAACCTGGTGTGTTCGGTAGTTCGCTGATTAGCATGGTTTATTTGTGTTTGGTTTGGTTTCGGTGACAATTGTCTGATACTCCTTATCCACAGCGGCCTTAGCCACTTTCAGACAGCGGGCGCGATGGCCTTTCGGCACGCACATAGACGTGCGCTCAATGCCTGTTTCCGGAAATCGCTGTGCGCGGTTGGGTTTGCGTTTGCTCATCGGTTATGCTTAAGCCCTACTTGTTCACACCAACTTTTAACATCGAAAGACGGGCAAGCCTTCGCCCATTCGGACGGCTGCAAGATTCCATCGCGGTTCAGGTCGCGGGAAAAATCCCGGTGGCCCATGATCTTCGCGTCGGGGTATTTCTCAGCCCATTCCTTAACCACTTCGTAGAGGGCGGATTTCTGCGCGTCCGTGCGGTTGTCGATAGGCTTGCCGTTGGCATCAACGCCGCCGATGTAGGAAACGTGCAGGGCGTGTTTATTGAAGCCTGCCACGCCGTTGCAGATGACCTCATCAAACGCAAAGCGTACTATTGCCCCATTGG